TTGCTGTTCTCTGAGATTGTTCCAACTGCTCTTTCGAGCTTATCAAGCATCTCTTTCGAGAGGTCTTCATAAATATCGAGTTTTGATTCTAATACTGCTAATCTACCAAGACCGAATGCCATTACTTTTTATTCCAAAGTTTCCTGTATCCTGTACCGTAAATATAAGTTTTATTTTTCCTCTTTCTTACAGGTGGGTCATCACCTGCTTCAGATGTTCCTGCAATTTTACCAGCAGAAAGAGAATTAGTTGGAGCAGTAACTGCCATTTCCTCCCTAATGATAAAAATTAATTTATCTATCTTATCCATTAGACACTCCTTAGGAATTCCATACAGTTTTTATCAACTTCTATATCATGAATAGTTGTATGTGGATACTCAGGCAACCTTCCAAGATAAACAACAAAGGTTTTAACTATTTCCCAATATTCTTTTTCAAGTTTATAAAACAATAATGGTGTGGCTGCATCACCAAAAACATTATAGAGAATTATAAAATGATTAATAAGAAGGTGGGCTTTTAACTCACCTTCTTTTTTATATCGTTTCAATAATCTTTTTATCCACTTAAACCTTTTCAGATCCTCATAAAAATCATCCTTTGTCACAGCAGCAGGATTTTCATAATGCTTTATTGCGAATATAAGATAATTATCTTCGTTCAACTCATTAAATAGCATATTCTAGTTTATAGTTTAATTATTCAGCAAACTTAGCATCATCAGCAGCATCACCAGTAATGGAACTACCAGCAACTAATACTTCATGCTTAACTCTAAGATTGCCATGATTGTCAACATAGGTTGTCATTCCAACCCACCCAGCATGTGTAACTGCATATGCTGTAGTAGCAGCAACTCCGACTTCAGTTGCATCTACACCAAAAATTTCAGTAGCAGAATAGTTACTATCTTCTACTGTATATTTTGGTTGCTCAGACATGTTATATGCCTGTGTTAATCCTGAACCAGCAGTAATACCAGAAGCACTAGCAAGAGTTACTTGAGTAGTAGAATCGACTGACTTAATTACACCACTACCATATGATCCCATAGAAATAACTAACCCAGGGACAACACCATTACCTGAATTCCAAGTAGTGCCATTGCCAGTAATAACACCTTCAGTGGTGATGGTAGTAATATTTCCTGTTGAATATACGGTATCCTGTTTGCCCCAGAGTGCCATGTTAACCTTTCCGTAAAATTTTTCCTAAACTTATTTATAAAAACATCCACATACAAAAGGAGGAGAAAAATATCCCCTCCCATTATACTTTAAATATTATATCAGTCAGAAGATGCCTCTTCATCCCTTGAAAGAATTGCCTTTTCAACTACCGCAAGTAGTTCATCATCCATAGTAGTCTTAGTCAGTTTAACTGCCTTATTAAGAATTACTAGACAAATCTCAACCAACTTTTCACCAAGTTCCTCGTTTTCGGGAATCTTAGCAACTGCGTCGGAGATAATTTTTGATGCTAATGGAAGTAAGAATGAAAACATAATTAACCTCATATTGTTTTGAATTATTTAGTTATCTGTAAGTAAAACATCAAATGTACAAGTATATCCACCATTATTTGTTAATGTGTGTATTCTTGCATCAATATCTGTTTTTTCTGGGAATGACTGAGGAACTGGATAAGTGAGTTGATATGGACCACCAACACCATTTACATATGCAATGTGTTTTACTCCAAAATTCCCTGTACCACCTTCACGAACATACAGTTTAAAACTACCTGTTGCTGTTCCTTGTGCGGTTACATCTAATCTCATTATATGACCAGTTTTACCTGCAGGAACAGTGTATATTGCCATCAGTGTCTGTCCTATATTCTCTAATATTTTTGCAACAGTGGTGGTAGATACTCTTATTAGAATACGTTTATTGTTTGCAATATCGGTAGTGTTTGAATAAGTTGCTCTATACACCCTATAAAATGTATTTGTGGTAGTTGCTGAGAAACCAGATATAGTTACTGTCTCTGTAATGACATTGTAATTAACATCAAGTCCTTGTATCTCTACAGTATCTCCATCAAGGTCAGTACTAGTACTATTTTCATTATTTGGCTCTACAACTCGAACTTCAAGTTGACTACCTGCAGAAATTGTCCCCCAAGGATAATTTGTGTCATTCTCATCCCAAATCGTTCCATTAGTATTTTGACTCATTTCAGGGACAGCACCAAACTTATGAATTTGTCCGTATCCTGGAGGTAAAGAGATTTGAGGTATGGGTGATATAACCCATGGTGAAGTTCCTTGATTTACCGTAATACTATTACCAATAGATATAACTGTATCTGAAGAGATTCCCGATATATTAGCATCTACAGGAAATCTATTATCAGTAGAAATATATTGACCTTCACTTGATGCGATACCCATCACTTCAAACAAGGTAGTTTCTTGTTTAAGAAATGAACCTATTCCAGAATGCCAAATAGCCATAATCAGTCACTCCATTGCAATTTTTCTGGTTGATATCTCTTAGCACTTCTAATTCTAGAGAAAGACTGTTCGGCAGGATAAACCTGCTGGACAATTGCTCCAGGATATTCTCCCTGAATCTGTTCTGCTAATTCATTCTTAGAAAGCATTTCACCTTCCATTTCTAATCGGTATAACTTACCTTCCCAAACAACATCAGCAGAATAAGTTTCCTGCTGATGTTGTGGTTGTTCCGAACCTATGTACATATTTCCGTTGAAGTCACCAGAGATATTGACTGACTCTGACATAAATTGTTTAAAGTTTTTCATCAGCAATTCCAGGCTCTAAGGGATTTATTGATTCTGCTATCGGGATCTCTAGCAGTTTTGGCAGAAGTAAGTTTCTTCTTCATACCTTTCATTCTTGCACAGAATGATTTTCTTCTCTTATTACCTTTCTTTTTAGATGGTGCTTTCAGGTCAGAACCAGGATTTTCTCTTTCATAAGACTTACGACCCTTTTCATTTAGTCCTCCAGACTTACTCTTACCTGACTTTTTAGTCCAGGCAGCACCTTCGTCTATGGGGGAACTAGACTTTTTTCCTTCCCAGAGACCTCCTTGAATTTCAGAAAGAAGGTTAGAAATTTCTGAGTATTCCACAGAATTCTTAATTGTTGTTCCTCTAGTAGATCCACTCTGAGTAGAAACTGAACCAGGTGCTGGTCTCTTAACTTGAGGTGCTGGTGGTTTTGGGACTGATCCAGCTGCTGGTCTTGTAAGACCTTTCATTAATGGGTTGGGAGTTTTTGGTTTTAGTTGATTACCAAACCTAGAACGGGATGCTGCCATTCCATATTTTGCAGCAACTTTTGGATCTGACTTACGAAGTTTATCATAAGTTGCTCTAGTTTTTGCATCTGCTTGTTGTCTTGCAGTAGGAGCTGGTCTAGATGATGCTGCAGGTCTAGATGATGCTGCAGGTATAGATGATGCTGCAGGTTTAGATGATGCTGCAGGTTTAGATGATGCCGCAGGTTTATTTGTACCTGCACCCGTACCAAAGTAATCAGATGAGTTCCTACGAGCTTGACTATTTTTATCAATCTGCGTTTGTGCAGCAGGTGTAGAAGCACGAGTCTTAGAACCATTATTAGTAGGAACTTGACCTGTTCTTGCAAAATTCCTAATGTTTGACAGTCTCTTCTGTTGCCTAGCACTGGCAGGATTTGTCTGGGCAGTATTAGGAGTTCCAGTTGCTAAATTCTTTATAGAAGTTGCAGTGCCCTTCAAAAGGTCACCACCCATATTTTTCAATGCTCTGCCAGCTCTAAATCCCAAATCAGTACTGTCTGGTTTTTCATACAATGCCAACTTTTGCTCTAACATTTGACCTAAAGAATATTCTTCACCCATAGGAGGATTGATAATAACTTTATTCTTTCCCTTCATTATATCAATAACTTTCTTTTCTTGTTTTTTCTCTTCTACCTCAGATAGAAATTCTTCAAATAAAATTTCATCTCTCCAGCTTGAATAAGATTCCATTGGTTTCTCCCTGTCTTTAATTAGTTTTTCTCTTGTTTTTTTGTCTTTTCTTGCTTTCTGACCAAGAGATTCCTTGGAAGATGCAGAAGTTTCCCCAGCAGCAGGGAGCTTTTTTGGTCCTGCAGGAGGTAACTTGGGAACAGAAGGTGAAAGTTTTTTAGTTTCTGGTGTTCCAGAAAGTTTTGCTTGTGGTTTTTCAATCACAGAAACATTTGCTTTCTTAACTCTCTGATTATCTGGATTATCTTGTTTTGGTTTTTTAGGAACCATAACAGAAACAGATTTCTTTGGAGTTGATTCTGATTTCTTTTCAGATCCAGAAGAAGGCATCAATCTCTTTTGTCCTTCCTCTTTCTTTTTCGTTCTATATGGTTGTGAAGTTCTAGCAGTAGTAGATGGTTCTGCGACCATCTTTTTCTTAGGTCTTCCAGGGTTACCTGGTTCTTTCTTATCTGCTTGCTTTGCTTCTGTTTCCTTCTTTTGCTTATCTAACTTTCTCTTTTTCATAAGTGCTCTTGCACCATGAAAAGCAGCACCAGCAACTCCACCCGCAAGTGATGCCATATTTTCACCTGCCTTCTGCATTGCAGTAGCACCACCTTCTTTGGAACCAATTCTTTGCATCTTTACATTACGTAAAGACTGTTTTGCTTTCTCTTTACTCTTATCTACGTCTTTTTTTCCTTGACCCTTAAGTTTCTCTATCTGTCTTTTCTTTTGGTCTTCATACTTCTCTTTCTTAAAAGCAAGTTGTTGTTTTAGATACTCAGTATATTCAGAGTTCTTTTTCTTATCATCCTTTTTCTTCTCACCTCGCAAATCCGCAATGACCTTATCTCCTGCTTTCTTTTTATCAGCAGCAGTCACTTGTTTTTCGTAAAGGTTATAATCCCAACTAGTCATTTTTTACGAATTAGCTTTTTTCTATCTTTATTTATCGTTTTAACAGTATTACCAAATAACCTAACTCGTTCTCCTGGTGTAATTTTTTGCACATGATTAAGATACTCTGTAGTTCCAATTTCATAGAACTCTCTGACATCTTTCAACCAACTTTTAAACATTACCTCATCTTCCGTTACGCATATAAGATAATTTGCACCTCTCCGTATAACTTCACCGATTAAACCAGTATTTAAGTTCTCAACAAAAGAACCAATCTCATATAACCCATTTTCCTTATAATTCCACCTCAATCCATCTTCATCCAACTCTGGAACAATTTTCCATGCTTCTGTTTTAGATGATACATTCATATTTTTTCTTAATGTATCAAACATTTGTTTCGATAATCCAGTATCAACACCAGGTGGGAGACCTATTTTAAATTTATCAAAATCATTCATAGCAACAGAAGTTCTCATAAGTGACGAAGAACCTGGGTCTTCAACATCACTATCTGGATCTTTCATTCCAGAAGAAACTACCTCGATACTATTAAAGGAATAAGATTCCCCATTTGCTTTATGAACTAATCCTTGAAATTCACCTAACCTTTCTTGACCAACAACAATAACTGCTTCGGTATATCCATCATTATAAATGGAAGATAATATATCAAAGATGGTCTTGCTTTCATCACTATCAACAATATAGTCAGCATAAGATGGAAATAATAATTGAAGATACTGAACCTTATCTGCAGCACTCAACGGATTGGATAAGTCATCCTGTATTCTACTAGGGTAAACTCTATATTCATATCCTCTACGTTTGGCTTCCCTAAAACCTGCTTTTAGTAAAGACTCATGATTTTTTGATGGTGGATTAAATCTACCAATAGTTACAACAACTCCATTCTCCTCTGGCACCTCTTCTTGTGGTGCAGGTTGTTGCTGTACTTTTGTTTTCTTCTTTATTTCCTCCCCCGGAATACCGTCTTTAGATACAGTATCACCTTGCCCATAATACTTTAATTTACCACCAACAGTTTTTGCTACAAAGTTTCCTTGTGCATCGTACCAATCACCATGACCATTCCCAACAAGTCCACGATTCTTTGCTTCTGTAGATGCTAAAGTCTCTACTGCTTCTGTGAAAAAATTAGCAAAACTCTTCATTATTAGATTACTTTTAAGTATTTATAGATTATTGTATAATAGATTTATAAATGATCTATTATCTAAATTATATTTACTGGACTGAACAGTGGCAGATTTCAAAGTCAAAGTTGGTCTAAATGTTTTTTGTGTTTTACTTGGTTTCCCCCTAATGATTAAATCTGCAGAAGAAGGATTAAACTGTGGTATTTTTATCCCCAATATTTTATTTAAATTAGCAATATCTTTTCCCATGATATAAAATCCACTTCCTCTTATTTGAATATAATTAATTCCCTTCGAGTTATAATACTTTATAATATTAGAAATCACATCTTTTCCAGATGCTATTTTTTTTGTTGGAAATGGATTATCTTGTCCTGTAGATTCTGATAAAAGTTTTTCATAAAATAATATTTTACTCATACTATCATCAGTAACTATTTGACGTAAATCTTCACTAGTTATCGATTCATTTGGCAATTTCCAAAGTTCTGTAATTTTCTGCCCAACATTATATTGAGTGAACAATTGATTATATAATTCAACAATTTCTAAAGGTTCTTGTCCTGTTATTTTAGGAATCCAACTTCTACCATCAAATGTAACTGCCTTTTGCCCAAAGTCAGCACCAGTGCTTGTCTTAACTTCAACTAAAAGATTTTGTCTAGGATTACTAGGAAAAGGTATCGTTAAGTCGGCACCAGTTCCAAACCCTGCTGTTTTAGGAATTCTTTTGAATACGGACTTTAATTTAGTCCGTAAAGACTGTTCATATTGCCTACCAATCAATGCAACATTTGAATACATTAAAAAACACCTAATCTCATGTATTTAGAGACTAGGTGTTTTTTTCAAAAAATAAAACTTGATTGAATCTATATTCATTACTAAAATATTTTTTATTGCAAATGTTCATCCCATGCAAGAATTTATTAGCATCAAATAAAACCATTCTATTATACTTTGGTTTCAAAGTTTTAAGTATCTCAAACCTCTTTTTAGATACCCAAGGTTCTATATGTTCATGTGGTAGATTATTTGGATAATTATCTAAAGGTTTATATAAATTAGTCCCACATTCATCATCATCATAATTCAAATAGATTATAGCAGTATATCCTGGATCATAATGTGGCCACCAATAATTATTTTTATAATCATTAAATGAACATTCATTTAATCTAGAAGCATTTGTTGCTACTGTTTCGTTCATTGAATTTGATGGAACTTGTTTACATATATCTGCAATGTAATTAAAGACTTTTGTTACATCTCTATGTAAAAATAAATGCCTTCTGTCTTCAAAATAAGTTCCATTAAAATGTTTTTTTTCTGTTTTTATATGTAATTTAGGTTTTTCACTTAAAAATAAAACACATAGAGATAAAGGGTCTTCATAAAAATTATCTATTGTATAAATTTTAGACCCTTGAAGTTTTTCTATCTTTATATCTGAATTTTTATTAATTTCAAACACTAATCATACATCTCCTTCCACACGGTTCTCTGACTGATGAACGTCAAACTCACCACCAGGATATCGTGCTTTGAGTTTATCCACGTTCATCTCAATCACTTCATCAAGAGAAACATTGAGACCCATACATGCTTGTGCAACATACCACATGATGTCTCCAAGTTCACGTTTGAGATGAAACAGGTTCTCCTCGTTTACTGGTTTGCCTTGGAAGATAATCTTCTTTACAACTTCAGTAAACTCACCTGCCTCAGCAGACATTCCTACAGCAGCAGTTAGAAGTCGGTGTGTTTCAAATCCTTCTCCACGAAGTTCTTGAATACGATACTCAAAGGCATCAGCATCTTGACTGGGTTGAGATGTGACGGCATTCACAAACTCAAGATATGCATCGGTGTTTACTTTACTAGTCATGAAAATCAGGAATAAATGGTTCTTGGCAATGTTCGGGCAGTTTTTGTTGTGTTGGAATCTTTTGACCACCAACTTCAATATATTCTACTTCCTGCCAACTGCCTCCAACACCACCGTCCATATTGACGACAATATCTTTGGTAGGAAGTTGCTTAGTAGAATTTACATCAATGATATCACCTGGAAGAGGGATGAAAGTATAATAATGCCCATCCCATCTAGCATTTCTCATATGCATGAGATTGACTGCATCTTTTCCAGTACCGCAGTCGGCAATCTTTTCTCCTCTAGGATTAAATACAGAATAGTATCCGTTCATTAGAATTTAAATCCTCCAAACTTGTCACTCATCGATGCATTTTCTTTTTCATTATCATACTCCTCATCTTGACCAGAGTCAAGAATATCATTCTGTGCTGATTGCTCACAATCATAGAGACGCATCTTGGCACGGTCAATACCCACAACAAACCTCTTGTTCACGTTGATATCGTTGTAACGATTCTTCAATTGCTTCACCATTATCTGTCCAAGTTGTTCAAGTTCCTCAGTAGAAATAAGGGCAAACATAAGATCAGCAGTAGCAGGGAGACCAAAGGACTCAGAAGTGTCAGTAATGTCAACGTCAGAGCTACCATAACCAGAACGAGTGGTCTGCGTGGCAGATACGATAGGGACGTTTGTTTCAACAGCCAATCCTCTAAGCTCCTCTGCAATACTCTTAATAAGAGTATATGAATTGATAGACATGTTTGACTTATACCGGGAGGAAGCACATATATTAAGGTAATCAATGAAAATAATATCAGGTCTAAATGACTTCTTAAGTTGAAGTTCATTAATAAGTGCCCTAAAGTGTCCACTATGTGCGCTCGCAGTTGGATATTCCTTAATAATCAAGGTGCCTTGACTTTTGTTCTTAACCTTATTTACTTTACTTTCAAACATCATTTTGGGTAATGTTTGAATATCCTGAATATTTACATTCAAAAGATTTGCATCAATACGTTCCGCAATCCTCTCCTCAGCCATCTCCATAGTAATGTAAAGGACATTCTTACCTTGAAGAAGAACAGAAGAGGCAACATGACACATAAACAAAGACTTGCCCACACCAGTACCTGCAAGAGCAATATTGAGAGTTTTAGAAGGAATACCACCTTTTGTAATTTTATTGAAGAAATCTAAGTCAAAAGGAATCTTTTCCTCAGTTTGATGGTAAAAGTCGTATCGTCTTTCGATATCTTGGAAATAGTCATGACCAATATTATTATCAAATGATACTGCTAATGCATCCTGAAGAATGCTTGGAATTGAATCACGATTTTTCTTTTCATCCTGACCATCTGCAATCTTAATAGATTCCATTAGTGCAAGATAAATTGCTCTATCTCTGCACCACTTTTCAGTAGTATCATCCAACCACTTACTATCTGCTGCACTGTCATCAAGATTAGATACATAATCACAAATAGTTTTGTATGTATCTTCAGTAATATCAGACCTTTTTTCTGTTTCAATAAGAAGAACTTCCTTTGTTGCAAGTTGTTCATATGAAACAATGAACTTACAAATCTCCTCAAAGACTACTTTCTCATGAAGGTTTTCAAAGTATTCAGTCTTAATAAAAGGTAAGACCTTTCTGCAATAATCATTATTAAAAAGTAAATTCCTGAGAATAGTTGTCTCAACGTTTTCCATTAGTTAAAATGCAAGTATGTAGTAATAATATATTTTGGTTTATCAACAGGTTCATTTACCTTGTAAGGAAATGTCCAAGTTGAAGGGAAAGTAACTAATCTTCCCCGTTTTGGATAAACGGTTTTATCACAAAACTGTATTTCTCCACCATTTTCAACATCATTCAAGAACCAAATAAAACCTAGAAATCTTTTTGCTGTATCAATATCATAGGTATCGGTATGAGCAGCAAATCCATCTTTGCCGTCATTATTGTACTTCACCATCTTGATATTTTCAATAGCATGTTCCTCTGGAAATACTCTTGAATCCATTGCTTTATAGTATTCATCTTTCTTTTGAATTATCTTATTCACAACATGTTGATGAAGAATATTAAGTTGATTTATTTCCTTATGATTTTCAGTCAAATCAATATAGGTATAACTAGGTTTTTTTTCGTTATTAACTCTTTGATGTTTATCTTGATTCGTATCAAAAATATCAATAAGATAATCACAAACCGTTGTTTCTAAACTATCATCATCAACAAATATAAAATCATTCAATTTAACCATAGGTATATTCCTTAGTTGCTGCCTCATCCAGTTGCTTCATTACATCTGGAGTAAAATACTTTTCTGGATTTGCCATAATGGTTTTACCAAATTGGGTAGTTCCATCAGGAACTTTATATCTGGTTCCTACTTTTTCAAACACACCATACTTTTCTGCCAGTTCAAGAAGACCATAATACTTATCAAGTCCACGTTCATCATAGAACAAACGAACTTCAACAGTTTTATTCTCTTTACTCAAACGTGACTTATGTGTTGTTGCTTTAATAATATTTCCAATGACTTCTGTCCCGTCTTTCTCCTTTTTCTTACTAAGATAGATGATAGTAGAAGCAGCATACTTAAGACCAGAACCCCCACCCATTTCTTT